CTAAATGTGATTGTAGTTGTAACTAATTGATTTAACTAGATAAATTGTATTATAATGTCACTAAAGTGCCTCTCTCTGAGATAACATGGTGACAACTAACGGAGATTACTGTGGATTTTAAGAGTTTAATAAACGAAGTTCTGATTAGATTAAGGGAGGACACCTTATCTTCAGAGCTTGGTTCTAGTGCTAATATCTTTACCGACCCACTGGTATCAGATTACCAAAGGCTTGTTGCTTCTTTAATCAATGATTCTAAACGAAATGTAGAAAGCTATCATGACTGGCTAGTGTTGAGGGAGACTGTAAACATAGCTACAGTATCAGGCACACGTAACTATAGTTTATCTTCAGGACAAGAGTTAAAGGTTGTAGATGTTATTAACCAATCAACTGGCAATATCCTGGTCCAAGTATCAAGACAATATATTAACTCAGCCTTATACCCTTCTGAGAACTCAGGTGAGCCTATGTACTATGCTTTTAACGGAGCTGATTCATCTAATAACCTTAAAGTGGATTTAGAGCCTAAGCCTACTTCTGTTCAAACTATATCCTTTGATATTGTTAAACAACAAGATAACTTAACTTTAGCAAACGACAATATGAAAGTTCCTGAGCAGTCCGTTATTCTAGGAGCTTGGATGAGAGCTATAGCAGAGCGTGGTGAGGACGGAGGTTCGCAATCTAGTGTTGTTGCTCAAGAGTTCAAAGAATCTATTAACCAAGCTATTATTAAAGATAGTGGTAATACACAATACGAGACGGAATGGGTAGTCAATTAACATATAAACCTTTAGATAATATTGGTGTTAATGGTCTTAACACTCAACATAATCCCACTACATTAGACACCTCATGGTTGACTGAAGTAGAGAATATTGTCTTTAGAGAGTCTGGTCGCATTACTTTCCGTAAAGGTCTCAAGCAATTAGTGGCAGGAACTTCAGATGAAGTAGGCTCTTTAATAGAGCATAAAGTTGGCACTACTAATAAAATATTTGCCAGTGTGGGTGCTGTTATATACACTGTGGATTTTGGAACGCCTGGCGCTGCTTTTACCAATCCTTTCACTGCTAACGGCACTGATTCTAATTGGCAGTTCGTAAATTTTAATAAACAACTATTTGGTTTCCAAGGCTCTCATAAGCCTGTTAATTATAATGATTCAGAGTCAACTAAATGGGATGAGATAGAAGACAGAACTGGGGCTGTAACACCTTCAGGAATTACCACCTTCGACCCTAGCTGTGGTATGGGTTACTACGGTAGGTTGTGGGTAGGTGGCATCACAGAAGAGAAAGATGTAGTACATTACTCTGATACATTGATACCGACTACTTGGTATAACGACACCTCTATAACAACTATTTCTACATCCACATCCTATATTATAAATTCGGTTAAAGAAGAAACTAATTCTATTACTAATAATGTCGGTTATAAGATTGAATCATTTAAAGAGCTAGACCCTACTAATGGAATAGCAAGTGGCACGGCTTATGAAATAGTATCAGACACTAGAACTGTTATAGATGACACATTAACAGACGGTCTTTACTATGAAATAGGTGGAATTAAAGACGAGAATTGGAGTGGCGTAGGGGCTTCAGCTACAGCTAAAGTAGGCGATGTATTTAAGTGCGCTACAGGTACTGATATAACATCTTTAGGAGCTGTTAGATTAACATGGTTGAACTTAGGTGGTGAAAACGATTCTGAGGCTGGTGATAGGTTCACCGCTTCAGACGCTAATACTGATATCTCTGAATACGGAACTGTGCGTCTAGGTGACTGGTCTTCGTTTGGTGGCTCTGCCAACCCTAAAATAGATGATTTATTTACAGCCACATCTACTATATCAATTTCTGATTATGGCAAGGTTCTCCTTGATTGGCAGGTAATAGGCGGACCAGAGATTGCAAATGTAAATGATGCTTTTATATCTAAAGACACCCTACCCTTAACGGACATTACTGCTTATGGTGCTGTAATTGCTAATTATGGTTTGGCTGGGTATATTGATTTAAAAACTGTGTGGGGTACTGATGAGATTATAGCTATCGCTCCGTTCTATGGCAAGTTAATCATCTTTGGTAAGCACAATATTGCTATCTATAAAAACCCTGATGAGCCTTCTGGTTTATCGTTAGACGAGGTTGTCAAGGGTATTGGTTGTGTCTCAAGAGACTCTATTCAAGAGATTGGTGATGACTTAGTTTTCTTATCAGAAACTGGACTACGCTCTCTATCAAGAACAACAGAGAAAGACAATATACCTCTACAAGATTTATCTTCTAATATTACAGAGACATTAGTCAGAACAATCGGTCAGAACAGGAAAGTTAAGTCAGTATATATTGAAGATGAGGGTATTTACTTATTATCATTTGTTGATTTGAATAAGACTTATGTGTTTGACTTTAAACACATGACACCTAATCGTAATCCTAGAATATCTACCTGGAGTTTTACATCTACACTACAACCTAGGTGTTTTTCTTATACAGAATCTAAAGGGTTCTTATCTGGCGTTGATAAATCTAATGGCAGCATTGCAGAATACTCTGGTTACTATGATAAGAAATACACAGGTGCTGGTCCTGCTTATACAAATAATTCTTACAATGCCTCATTTAAGACTTCTTGGTTAGACTTAGGTGAAGGAGTTAGCTCATCTATTCTAAAGAAATTAAAAGCTGTTGTAGGTGGTGGAGCTGGAACTAAAATTGGTGTTAGCTGGTACACTGACTTTGGCTCAAAGAAAAACTATGTAACACCCTTTACAGTCAATGTAACTGTAACATTAACCCCTTCTCTATTTAGAGCAAAAAGTTATACAGGAACTGGGGCTAAATTTTTGTATGGCGCTTCTCACTATACAACCAGTTATGGTTTAAAAGAGTATAGTATTCCATTAAAAGGCAGCGCAAAGTATTTACAGATTGCTATGGAGTCTGATACAGTAGGGTATTCTGCTGTATTACAAGATTTAACATTGTTAATAAAACAAGGAAAGATATTATGAGTTATACATTACAGGTTGCTTGGTCAGGTAAAGACGCATTAGCTGATAGCGACCCAGAAAAAGTAGTATCTGGTTCAGACTTTGATACTGAGTTCGGTGGCATTAGAGATGAGATGAACAACAATTTAGCAGCTAAGGCTGGCAACTCTAGCCAGAATTTTGCTACTAATGACTTGTCTTCCTCTGGCATTACTACCTTAGCGACTGCAACAGCAACAACACCTGCTGCTGGAGACAATGATACCTCTGTCGCCACTACAGCCTATGTTCAAACAGAAATAGGCTTATTAGGTACTAATGGTAACGGAGATAGAACAATAGAGGCGGTTGGAAGCAATACGACACCAACAGGCGGTTCAAACGGTGATATTATTTACAGGTATTAATAATGGCTAGTAAGTTGTGGACTAATGATTCGGGAACTTGGAGAGAATCTAAGAAAGTTTGGGTTAATGACTCAGGCACTTGGAGAGAATCGTCTAAGATATGGATTAACGACAGTGGCACATGGAGACAGGTGTTTTCTAAATCTACAGATGACTTTACAACTTATCAAAACTCACCTTTAAGTACAGGAACATCTACATTTGATGTCACAGGTCCGTTCCCTAATAATACAATTAGTGTAAGAGGAACAGGGTCAGGTGGAGAAGGTAGTCATTATAGATACTCAGGTGATGCAGGTGGTGGAAGTAGTGCTTACGCAGGAACATCAGGCGGAACATTTGCCACTATAACAGGAATATCAGAAAGTGTAGCCTCTGTTAAGTTTATTGTTCCTACATCTACAGGAAGCCAAGAAACAGACGCTTGTGGTAATGGTAGAGATGGTGGAGACTTAGAGATTAGATTTTATGATGGCTCAGGTGGAACAGGAACAGAGGTAGGTAATGCTATTATCTCAGGTGGTAATGGTGGTGTTTGTACTGGTAGCGCAGGTGGTACAGGTGGTACAGGTGGAGTAACATCAACATCAAGTTGTACGTTAAGTGGTACTTACGGAAACGGAAACAATGGTAGCGCAGGTAATTCTTCAGTAGGTGGTGCAGGTGGCTCTTGTCCTAATTGGGGTACAGGTGGTGCAGGTGGTGCTTACGACAGCGCAGGTAGCGCAGGTAATAACTTTGGTGGTGCAGGTGGTGGTCCAGGTAATAACCGTTCTATCACAGGTTCAGGTGCTGAAGGTACTTGTTATTTTTATTGGGAAGATTAAAAGAGTAAATTATGACTAATGAATACAGATTACCTTGGTTACAGCAAGAGAATAATATGGACTCTGTTCCTGAGTGGATGTACCCTTATTTACAACAAACCAGTTGGTATAACCAACCTACAGCACAACATATAGAACAACCTATAGTTAATCAAGGTATGTTCGGTGGTAGTGGTGATGATACAGGTCTTGTTTCATTTGAAAACCCTGTTCCTATGACTTATGAAGAACAGAAAGCAGACTGGGCTAATATGCAACCAGGTCAGGAAATGTTCTTATCATTAATACCTGGGGCTATGCAACTTGGTAATTCTTATTATGATAGGCCTTGGGATGCTGGTATTTATGGCGGATTAACTTCAGGTGGTAATTCAGGCAAAGGGTTGTTCGGTGGTTTCTTTGATAACTTGTTTGGTGACTCTACACCTGGTATAACACAAGGACCGTGGGGCGGAACTGTTGACTGGGGTCAGAATTATGATAGTTGGGGTAATGATAATTGGGGTTCAATCCCTGATAGTTACACTGATTTAGGCGGGTATGGATATGACACTTACTCAGGTATGGGTGGTGATGTAGGTTCAGAAAGCCCTGGTGGTACAGGAGCTGGGTCAATGGATTCTAGTGGTGGAAGTTATAGTGCTGACGATGCAGGTGATGCCGCAGCAGAAAGTGATTGGACATAAGGAGAATATTATGAGTTGGTGGGATTTAGCAGGAGCAGCATTAGGTTACTACGGTAGTCAGAAAGCTTCAAAACAACAATCGGAGGCAGCAAGAGAGGCTGCGGATAGAGGATATGAGCAATCATTGCCTTGGTCAACTACAGGTATGTTTGGTTCGGCACAGTTCGACCCTAAATCGAGACAAGCTGTATCATTATTATCACCAGAGATGAAAGCTCAATATGACCAGTATATGGCTAGGGCGGCTCTCACAGGTGAGGAAATTGATAAGTTTGGCACTGACCCTTATGAGATGCAAAAGCAGATGTATGAGCAACAGAAGGCTCTGTTTGCTCCTGTTGAGAGGCAAGATATTCTAGGATTAGAAGCCAGACAACAAGCTCAAGGCAGAGGCGGAACTAGAGGTGGTGCTGGTGAGATGCAAGGTATGTTACAAGCTCTGCAACAGAAAGACCTAGCTAGACAAGTACAATCATTTGACCAAGCTCAGAACTACTTAACTAACCTAAGGTCCAGACAAACTGGCGATATAGGTCAAGCTATTACTATGGGTGCTTTACCTGAGAGTTATCTTAATATCGGTAGAGGTATTGGTACTGGTATGTCAGGTGCTGCTACAACAGGAGCTAATTTAATGAATGTAGCTGGTCAAAATAGGGCTGACACAACAGGAGCTTTTTGGTCACAATTAGGACAGACAGTTGGTGGTTATGGTCAACCTAATAAGTATGATGATTACTTTAGAGCTAAAAGTAAATACGGAGGTTAGTGATGGCTGAATCATTATTTGGTAATATATTTGATGTAGATACAGATATTCAATCTGCAAGAGAAAAGAGCGCTTTAAACTTAGCGCAATTATCCCCAGGTAGAGTACAAGTTGCTGGTGCTGGTATGGCTGGTGGTATGCTTGGCAAGGCAGGTATGGAGGGTTTAGGTTATAAGACACCTCAACAACAAAAAGAAGAAGCTGTTTTAAAGGTTCAATCTCAATTCCCTAATCCTCAGACTGCTGAAGAGTTTAGACAGATAGGTAATGCTTTAATGAATATTGACCCTGATAGAGCTAAGATGGCTTTTGACCA